TCCATTACCTTCAATCTCAAAGTAATCAATAATATCAGAATGTTTATAACACATTATAGTGAATATAGATTCTTCAGTTCCCATTAAATTTTGGGATAATGTTGAACTTAATAAGTTATAATAAATCCCATTAATATCACCAATTAAACTTTTTGGACCACCAAAAAAACCACCACGGGCAACCATATCAACTTTTGTACCCGCAATTTGATTTATATTGTCATATGTAAAACCATGTATTTCTGTATTGGCTTCGTATGGGAAACAAACAAAACTAAATTTGTTTATATATTTTGATAATTTATTTAAAACTTTATCGTGTGTAAAATATCCTGGATGTACGGTATTTGTTAATCCAGCATCAATCCAAAACATTTGTTCGGAATCAAAAGCGTCCATAATTTTCGCATCATTAAGTAAAAATACTTTAGACATTACCAATGGATTATATAAATCTAATTTTGCTTGTGTTGATTCTGATAACCAACCAGCTTGGTTATACCAATTAGGATTTGTTCTAATTTCTTGAATTTTGTCATAAAATTCATTTTTAAACCATTCTTGTGGACGAGTGATAAATGTTGTAGTTTTACGGTCCCTTCTTTCAAACACAAATGATTCTAACTCAGAATCACCAAAAATAATCATATTAGTTTCAACTTGTAATAGTTGTTCAAACTTATCTAAATAATGTTGAAACGAACGTGACCACCCTTCAGATATCCCGTCTCTTTTTATATTCCAAAGCCCAGTTACTAGTGTAATTGACATATTATTCCTTTATTTTACAAACCCAAGCAACGGTATTGAAAATTTCTTTATTATATGAAATTAAATTATTTCTATCACAAGCGTCTTGTATGTCTTTATCTGCAATTTCGTGCCAATTCCAAATTTTCATATAAACATTTTCTTTAAATGTTTCTTCATTTTCAGAATAATCGTGAGCCATAATAAAATCACCAACTTTCATGTAATCAGATAATAAATTAAATTCGTGTATTTTACTACCACCATCACAGAGTATTAAAGTAATACCATCTTGATTGATAAAATCAATTACTTCTTGTTTAACTTCAGTGTAATGATGATTAAAAACATTTTCAACTCTTACATCAATACCTTCATTTACCATATCAGCATACCAATCTTTTTCATAAATGTCGTAAGACAATATATTACAGGGTATATTTAATCTTTTTGATGCGTAATTTAAAAAGGATGTAAATCCACCCAAAGATGTTCCAATTTCTAAAATTCTTAATGGTTTAATTTCATTTAAAAAGTTATAAAACACTTCAAATGCGTTTGGATTCTGTTGAGCTCCCCAACCATCATAAGTTGATATACTATCATTATGTTCTAAACTTGATTTTTTGTAAACTTTGTCTTCGTATTCCATATTATAATTCTATTATTTTTTTTAATAAATTATACTCTTTAAAGTATCTTTTTTTTATTTCTTTTAACCCATTAATTTTTTGTTTGTATATTTTTTCACTATCACGATTAATATTTTTTAATAAATCATTAATCTCATCAAGATTATCAATATTATCAATTAATATATAACCATCTTCCGGATAAATTTCTTTAATATTTTTACAACCAAAATAAATGGGTATTGTGTCCGTTAAAATACAATCATAAAATTTTTCCGTTATCCAATTATCTTGATATTCATTTTCAATGGCAATATTAAATCTATAATCAATAAGAGCATCTTGTCTTTTAGGACTTGAGTTATTACCATTAAATAAATCAATAAAATTGTTGTTTTCAATCATATCAGCAATTTTACTTCTTTGTGGATATAAACAAGTACCACCATAATTAGTATCAATTTTAGTTACTGAAGATGAAATGTTTTTAGTTTTAACAAATTCACTTGATATTAAATTTTCATAATTCCAAAATGATAATGGGTCTACCCAAGGACCACGACCACCATAAAAAGTGTGGGCTAATGTTTCAATACAAGTACCTTCATATAACTCTTCTTTAAATCCAAAAACAATTGTTCCATTTTTTAAATTTTTTTGATGAGTTCCATGCCAACTTGGTTCATGTGGAAACATATATGAAACCGCACCTTCTTTAATATTTGAACAAACATGATTAAAAAATACAATTATGTCATATGAATCATCATAAACAAATACTACATTTGTTAAATCAATTTCAGGTGTTTTAAATTGTTTTAAAAGTCGCTCTGTAATATTTTCAGATGTGTCCCAATTACCTAACACTTTAATTTTGGTCATAAATAATCCTTTCAGTTACACCATTCTCAACATTACGATTTAAATCATTACTTTCAGTTAATGGTTTAATATATTGACTATTAATTTGTATAAATTCATTTAAATTATCTTTATGAACACAAACATGGTCAGACGGATAATGATAGTCTAAAAAATAAATGTAATAATCCATATTTCTTAATTGTTCAAATAATTCAACAACACCATAATTAAATCTTCTAAGTTGGTGGTCTTCCATTTCAATAATAATTGTTGGTTTAGAACTCATAATCGTGTTTTTACTACCTTCTAACACATATTTTTCATATCCTTGTACATCAATTTTAATAAAATCAACTTTTGGAATTTGAAATGAATCTAATGTTCTAACCTCAATAGATTCTCCACCAATACCAACACTTAAATCTCCCATGTGAATACTTGGACTATCATAGTCAATTGGTGACATTTCTTTATTTTCATTTTTGTCACCAATACCACAATTATATAATTGAATATTTGAAATATTATTTTCATTAATACTCATTTTTTGAACATCGTGAATATATTTTTGAGGTTCAAAACTATAAATTACACTACAAAATGGTGAACTTTTAATTGAGTGCCATCCGTAGTTACTACCAACATCAACAAATACAGAATCTGATTTAAAATTTCGTTTTAATATTTGAGTAATATGTGGTTCCCACGATTTACTACCATGTATACTAACACCACTCCAATCATTAGGTAATGTGTTAATTATAAAATTATCTGTTTGTGTTTTTAATGTATTCATATTTTTATTTTTTCCCAATTATTATAGTTAAACCCAACTTTTAATAAACCTGTTTGATTTCCCCAACCAAGTTCTTTAACTTTAAATCCTGCTAAATGAGCAGAAACACCAATTTCAAACGCTTCCATATCAAATGTTATTATATTATTAGATTCTTGAGTTTCAAATTTTGTACAAAAATCTTCAAAATATTTTGACATTTGTGGTAATTTTTCATTATTTTTTAATAATAAAATGTGTTCACTTGGTAGTACAGCTCCTTTCCAAAGGTCATTAGTACCATAGAATATAAATTTAGGATTGAATAATGGTCTTGGATATGCATTTAAATCTATTGTATCTAAAAATTCTTTTTCAGACTGATTATATGTAGCATCTGTTCTTAAAGCACACATATCATATCCATCAAGTTCACAAGAATTTAAATAATTTTCAATGTCATCAACGTTTATTTGTTCAATAAATCCAGCATCACAATCTAAATATAAAACCCAATCATATATTGGACTAATATCTTTAATTGCGTAAAACTTTAAAAGTTGATTAAACGCCCCTACATGTGTACGGTGATTTCCTAAATCAACTTGATTAATTTTAACTCTATCAGATTTTGAAACATCACCAAATAATTCGGATTTATTTGTTGAAACCATAACATCATAATGAGTTTTTGTTAATACATCGTCAACTAATCTTTTGGCAAACGTTGTATATATTTCAGAACCTGTTTTTTCTGTGTTAACAAAAGATATTGTTGAAACTAAAATTTTTTTCATTGTTGTATAAAATTGTTAAATTTATTCATAATTATTTCGGGTGAGAATTGTAAATAAGGTGTGTTATAATCACTGTATTTTATATAATTTTCTAAATTATTAAAAATATCAAATACATCTTCTCTACCCTTATAATATATACCCCTTTCTCCTAATATTTCAATATGACTTCTTTCACCTGATAATTCATAAGTTATAATTGGTTTGTTTTCTAACGCAAATTCAGACACGGCCAAACCAAAAGTTTCACCACCACTTCTTGCATGTATCATAGCATCACAAGCATTAACAAATGCCGATTTTTCTTCTAAATCATATGTTCCTGGTAAAAATTTTATTTGAGGATGGTCATAAAATTCATTTATATTCATAAAAATGAATTCAATATCCGCACGACTATTAACCGTGTCAATAATCGCATCCTTAACAGACTGTATGTTAAATTCTGTCGCACCACCATAACATCCAAAAACTTTTGATGTCTTTGGAATATCCAATTTTAACCTCAAATTATATTTTGGTGGTGGTAATTTTTCACAAATATGTGGAAGTGAGTGTGTTTCTATTGAATACCCTTGGTCTTTACATAACCAATCTGAAACATAAAAATATTTATATCCATGAGGGTCATTATTTCTAAAAACCGCATGAACTAATGTAGGTGTTGTGTTTACCCATAAACCATCATTATCACCACCTTTAATCACATATAGGTAATCAAAGTTGTTTTCTGTGAGATATTGTTCATATTCATAGAAATGAAGTAATTTAACTTCAAATCTGTCTTGAAATTTTTTTAACGCATCTAAATTATTATTTGGCGAACTAAAAATAACACTTTTATTACCTAAAATTTCTTCATTATATTTTGCATAAGTAAATAAGGCAATTTCAGTTCCTCGCAAAGATAATTGATTAGCGTGAAATGCAATTTTTTTCATTATAAATTCCCTGTAATTCTTTCACACCAATCTTTAGAGATGGAGTGTGGCCATACAACCCAATACTTAGGTTTATGTTCTGTTTGGAATTCTCTCCAAACTTTGCAATATCCGTCAGGGTCATTCATCATCCTGTCAATTTCCGACTTATCAGCATCTTTTCTAAAGATTGTTTCATCATTTTCATTATGGAACGCAACAACCCAAAAATCGTAGTCTTTTTCAGGAACCCTATCAAATCCAACATCAATACAATGTTTGAATATTTGAGCAAAATTCTTTTTCCAATCTTCTTCAGATTCAAAATCATATGGGTTTGGTGGATAATTCTTATCCAATGTATATTGTTGTACCGCACGTTTTTCAAACAAAAGACCTGAATACTTTTCATAGTCTCTTAATGTTCTAACTGTACCAAAACCATAAGGTCCATCATGACCTTCTTGAGTTTCACCATCCATACCAAACAACTTTCTGTTTGTAAAATGTGAATGACTATTCTTGTTTCCCCAATCTTTATCATCATCCCATTGTTTTGTTCTACCTTTACGAGTGTATTCGTGCCAAATCAAAATTTTATGAGGGTGAAATAAATCATAACCACAAGTGTAAGCACGAGCGGCAATTGATATTTCCTCACCGTGAAAATAGTATTCAGGGTTGTGTTGTACTTCTTTTGAAAACTGTCCTAATGTAAAACAGTAGTGAGCTGAATAGAAACGAGCCGTTACAGGTTCAGTCAAATCTCTCCAACCTGGTATTGTTTCAGGTAAGAAGAACACCGCACCTTCAGGAATAAATCTATCAAACGCCATTCTCCATGGCTCTTGAGTACGTCCCGCAGGGTCATTATCGGGGTCAAATGAAGACACATAACCCGTTAACAATGGTTTTTCATGTCCCTTCTTTTGAAGTTGTTTAATCATCTTAATCATCTCATCGTCCCAATTGGGAGCAAATCTCATGTGTGAGTCAATTTGAAGGGTATATTCTTCACCTTGATACAATTGTTGGACTTGGTGTCTTGCCCAACAAACACCTTTTGATTCTTCATATGGAATGTTAAGGATTCTAAATCTTTTATCATTTTTGTATTCTGACAAGTCATCAAATCCATCTTCAGGATGAAACTGTCTTGCAATACCAATTACTAAATTTTTGGGTTTCTTTGCGTTTTCTATCATGTTTTTGATAGTGGCAACAAGTTGGGGGTCACGATAAGCAGCAATTTGAACAAATATTTTCATGAATATATTTTTCCATAAAAATAATATAAGAATAAAAAAGATGAATACTACTATTGAGTATTAGATTTAAATAAATCTTGATAATAAGGCGTTATAATTGTCAGTAATTTCTTGTTGAGATAAGGCTCTATTATAGATAAATCCACAGGCAATTTGACCATCCCATAAATACGTACCATCATTGGCCTGTCCCATATAAAATAACGCATTTGTATAAGTTATAAGCGGCATTGGTTGTGAAATTATTTCAACACCATTTCTATATAATTTAACTAAACCACCACCATCAGCGGCGTATGTCGCAACCATGTTGACCCATTGTGTTGTACCCGTTTCAACAATATTTGAAAAATAACTTCTACCTCCTACGTTACCGTAAACACCCCAACCATTTCCGCCTTGTGCACGATAAGCAATACTATCAAATATGTTTCCATTATCATCCGATATACCGAAAACACCTTCTAATGTGGTTCCAGTATTACCTAATTTACACCATACACTTAAAGTTCTTAGTTCAATATTTGGTGTGATAATTCCTGTTTGAGCATATTGGTTAGTACCATTAAACGTAAATTCACCACTATAGTTATTGGTAAATGTTGGTTCATTTATTAACCCCAAATTATACTCATTACCCGACAAATCATAAATTGTATTATTCGCCAATGGGTAAGACGCTGTAAATCCAGCATCGGCAATCATTGTTAAACCACTCATTGTAATTTGTGGATAATTTTGGTTGACAATTGAATACATTTGTGTTCCCGTCATCCATGTAATCGCATCAGTTATTGCTGAAAAAGGAGTTTGACCTCTTCTTTGAGGTACTCTATTAATTGTATTTAAAAGACTTGAATTTGTATCATCAGAACTCCAAGCGGTTAAAATTGTCGGTGCTGAAAAATAAGGTGTTTGTGTAATTTGGTCTGAATAAAGAATATATCCACCATTTGGTTCAACACCATTCCACCAAGTTAAACCTGATAAACTATTATTGTAATTAACACTATAAAGAATATTTGGTGTTAATCTAAACGTTCCTTCTAATGTTGCTCCTGATGAAAATGATATTAAATTTGCCATTACAAATATAAATAGTTGTAAATACTAAAATAATACAAAATTTAATTTTACGATAGAAGACCTGCAAGATAATCTGTTGTCATATCTGTCCAAGTACCAGCCGATATTGAATTATTATATGTGTAAGATGAAAAACCATCAACTTGAACATATGATTCATATCCATCGTCAGTATTAATAAACAGACCATTACAGAAAAATACAGGATTTTGAGATGGTGTACCTAAAGCACTTGCGGTTCCACCAGTAATTGCTGCAGGTAACTTATCAAGTAAAAATTCTTTCGCACTATCTCTAATTGTTTCAGTCGCATATTTCATTGCGTTACCATAAGTCATACCTGATAATACCGCTCTTTCAGGCCATAAGATATTTTGTAGATAATAAAATTCATAATCTCCACCACCTGTCCAACCCGAATATTGTGGTTGTGTTGCTCCAGATGCGGTAACTAAAGATACTGCTCCAGCGACAGCTCCACAAGTACTTGAAGGTGTGGTACCGCTTACATTACCTCTACGGAAAATTTGACCAACAGACCCACCCGATGTAATTCCAATGTGTGGTGTACTTGTAATAAACAATGTACCCCCTGAAGCAGTTGTACCTGTTGTGATATGACTCGCCCAAGCTCCCAATCCAACTTGACCAACAAATGGGTAACCAGCTAAACCTCCTGACATAAATGGACCAAGAAGTGAGTTTGTTGATGTTGGAAACTGACCAATATTGTTAATTCCTTGAAATACAGGTGCGTCAACATCATCAGAACAAATTCCTTCAGCAAAAACAATATCTTCGGGGGCAAAACCTAAGTTTTGTATGTATCCCGTAGTGTATGAACCCCAAAAACTAGATAGAACAGACCCACTAAAGACAGCATTTACTGTTGCAGTATAGGCTGATTGTGCTGGTGGTGGTTCAGGTACAAATAAAGGATAGTGTGTTTGATATTCGGTAATAAATAAATCATATGTTCCATATGGAAACTCCGAATAATAATTAAACGGGATTGTTTGCACACCCAAATTAACAATGGTTCCACCTGTTGTTGCTGAAAAAGTAGTAGGATTTGATGTTTTACCTATTAAATTGCTACTTGTTATTCTGATTCCTTCTATTGATGACATAATATTTTTAATTAATAAATATCATTGTCATATAAATTGTCCGTTATATGTGTTAATATTATATTGTAAATTTGAAACTAATTCATAAGGTTCACAATTTTGTACATTCAACGTTGTTACGGTACCATTTGACTCAACCAAATATGTTCCTGTTGCGGTTGTATTTTCCCAAGTAAATCCAACTTGTACTGGTGTACCACCTTTCCATAATGTTGCCCTCATATAAATAGGGTTAGTACCAACATTACCATACCAATCAGCTGTGAAGGCGAATTGGATATTTACAATACCAAGATTTTGACTCTTAAACTCAATCAAATCAAATAAGACTGATTCAGTACCACTTGCACTTATATTATCACCACCATAAGTTAAAAATGGTGTTGTTGGTGATAGAGGGAATTGAGGACCACTATCCGATACTGCACAAGTACCAACATAATTGTAATACTTACCACTACCACTAACTGGTCCAATAGCGTTAGGGTCAGAACTAGTACTTTCCATAATTGATGGTACTGTCATATATGATACTGTATCCATGTCTGTACCGTCAGTAAAATAATATTCACATAACATATAATCAAAATCAAATGTAAATGGACCTTGATTAAATCCTGCGGGTGTTGGTGTAGGAGTTGGTGTTAAAGTACCTGTAGGAGTTGGTGTAGGTGTTAAACCAATTGTTGGTGTTATAGTCGGTGTTGGTGTAGGAGTTGGGGTAAAACCAAATATGTCATTATAAATTAAATTATCAATTGGAATATCCAAAGAACCCAAATTATTTACCGGAATATTTCCATAAATCAAATCATCAATAGGAATGTCCAAAGCATTTATGTTGTTTCCCGGAATATTACCATATAATAAATCATCATTAGGAATATCCAAAGAATTTATATTATTTCCCGGAATATTACCATATAATAAATCATCATTAGGAATGTTCAAAGCATTTATGTTGTTTCCCGGAATATTACCATATAATAAATCATCATTAGGAATATCCAAAGAATTTATATTATTTCCCGGAATGTTAGTATATAATAAATCATCATTAGGTATTAATTCATAACCCAAATTAATTGTTGTTGCACAATCCAAACAATATGGATTTAACAAATCATATTTGTCTTTTAATATTCTAGCGTTGTGTTGAATTTCAGGAACCGATAATGGTTTTGCGTACATACCAAATGTTGATATTGCTCCGTCAAATGTTCCAGCAAAATTTTGTTCAATTAATATGTTTGTTGTCAACGCACTTAAACTTGTTCCACTTAAAATGTTTGGTGGGAATGCCTCAGGGTCTTGAATATAATAATTTGTAGTTTCAGGTAATGCGCTGAATATCAAGTTTTCATGTAATCCTTGAGTTCCACCACCCCAAGATATGTTAAATGGTACACCAACCTGAGTTTCTTTATGTCCAAACAATCCACGAGGAATAATTTCTTCAAAATTATCAAATGTGTGAAAATGTTTTCCATTTACATAAAGTTTTAACTTACCTTTACGGTAATGTTTTTCTAATAACCAAAGATTATTTAACTCAACCAATTCTTCTTTAACAGGTGTTAATCTGTAATGTGTTGTTGGTGGTGAAATTAATGAAACTGAATTTTGATGTGTACTTGCAGTGTATGGGTCAATTGTTATTGTTCCCAATCCACCACGATAATATAAATCACAAAAATCTAACCATGTATACCTTTCAAAAACCGCATCTACTAAAACCCAATGTTCATTTGTGTTATATGTTGTTCCCGAACAATCATCGTAAATTCCTCTTGTAGAACAAAAATTATTTATTGAATATCCTGTAACCGACTCAGGTCCCAAAGTTTCACAAGAACCAGTGTAAATACAATCACCTGTCATGGTCAAAGTTCTAACACAGATTTTTGGATTGTGGGGGTCACCACTAAATTTAATTGCCAACGCATTGGACATTGAATCATAAATTGGATTGTGTTCTGGTATTGGTGGCGGTGGTGGTGGACAACAACAAGTATCAACTTGATAATGTGTATCCGTTGTTCCTGTTGGTGGATAAATTAAAACACAATTTGAATGTGCGTAACTTAAATAACCAACTTTTGTTACAATTGAAAAATTAATATCTCCCCTACCTACTCGGCTTGTTGTTAGATATTGTAAACTACCTGTTTCTGCGGTATATCCTAAAACAACACCAATCACATATTGGACTTCATTATGGTATACTAAAACGTCATCACCCGCAGTCCACAATAAATTAGGACTAACTTCCAATGTTTGTCCACTTGTAGACAAATTAAATACCGTTGTTGATGATGTTGTATAACCTGTATATAAATCAACACAAGCACATGTTGTTATACCTGTTAATTCTTCAGTAACTCTAACATAGTTGGGGTCAGTTGGATTTGTTCCATCTGCGTGATGCCAATATTTGTTTTCAGCACGAGTACCCATATAAAAGAATATTCCCGAATTATTGGGGTAATATTGATTTAATGTTGTTTGTCCTGAACTTGGAGTATACTCATTTGTAAAACGAGGCTTTAATGTCATTTCAACCGTCCAACCTTTTGGATATCTTTCAGGTAAGATTTTATAATCATACCCAAATAATTCATAAAACCCTTGATAAAAACCACCATATAATTCGTGATAAATTCCAACAGAGTTTGCCGAATACGAAACAACTTCATACATTGTACCAGCACTAACACCAGAAAATCTTGTATTTGGTTCCCAAGTATATCCTGTAACTTGGAACATTTTTAATCTTCTATCAAATATTAGTCTTTCAAATTTTTCAGATTCAGGAACAAGACCTTGAGTGAACTGTATTGTTTCACCAGTCATTTGGGTTACTAAACCATTATCAGTCCCTGTCAATCCAATGTCACAAATAGTTTTTGCTGAAAAACAATCAATTGCAATATTTTCAGGATTATAATAATTTTCAGATACTAAAACATTATCATAGTTATAATCACCATATTCTAATATAAATCCTGGATTTGACCCTGAAAAATTTAAATCAAATTTTACTGGTAAAACATTACCGTCATCAGAACCAATAATTAATGGTGAAAATATAACTTCTTCGTTATAATCTCGTTCATCTGAAGCTAAAGAAAGGTCCGTAACTTCTAAAAAAGGTGTTAAATACCATTTTTTATAGACATATTGGTTAATGTTCTGGTAAGCCATATGACATAAATACTTTTGTTGTAGTATTTATAGTATAAAAAATCGCTATGATTGAATTTGGTCGCGAATATTATGATGATAATAAGTATTTTTTCCTTAAGAAAAGGAAGGATACTGTAGACGTTTATTTTTCTGTTAGTAATACTATATCAGAAGCAAGAACTATGGAGGAAATAATTAGTATACCACTAATTCACGAAACAATTACAAAATTAGTTGTTGAAAAAATATTAAAATCTAAAAAAAGATTTTCTAAAAAAGATATTAAAAATATCATGAATAAAATTTCACCTGAAAAAGACGAGTTAGAAGAACTTGTTGATTTTGATGGAAGTTTTAGTAATTCAAAAGTACCAATTCACGACCCAACATTATCACCAACCAAAACTATGGACCAAACAGTATTTGCCACAAGACAAGCTGGAAATCCATTATTACGTGGTTATCGTGTTTACTATGGAGAGTCATTGGAAGATGAAACGGCAATCACTGAAATTGATGCTCACGTAGCGTTTGGTTTTGATGAGACCGAATTAGAGGGTGAAAATGCTAAAGAAGCGATTGAAACATTTAAAGAACTTGGTGTTGAGGACCCTGTGGGTAGAGCGAAAGAAATGGGTTATGACCCAAAATTAGAAAAGAAAAAATTACCTGGTTCATTTACAAGAAAACGTTTAAAAGAAGTTCAAAAAGAAAAAATGATTAAAGTTCTTGAAGATATGGTAACAAAAAAATCTAAAAATACTGATGTCCAATCAAAAGAAATAAACGCATCTAAATTACTTATGAAAAATTTAAAAACCCTTAAAAAAATGGCGGATAAAGAAGGTCTAAGTAATTCAGATATTTTAAAACTTTTAAAACATGAATAAGGAACTTTATGGTAAAACTTGGGATTTTCCTAATGATTTACAAAATCATTTAAAAATTTGTTTTGCAAAAGTAAAAAATGTTGATTCCAATATTGAAGGTTTTAATCGTAATAAAAGATTACAAACTGCAACATCAATATCTTATCCTGAATTAAAAAGAATTAAAAATTTTTTTGACAATCATACGGGAACTCCACAAGACGCACCTTTTATTTTAAACGGTGAAAACAAAATGAGAGATTTTGTTAACTCAACATTATCAGGTGCTAGACAATCATTAGAAACATCAAAACAAATTAGACAAGATACTGGAATGGAAAAAGAGTTTGTTGAAATTCCAAACGCTAATATTAATCAAAACATTTCACAATATGATGATAATAAAACTAGTATTGAAAAATATGATTTACAAGTAACTGAAAGCCTTAAAAGGATAAATAATCTTATGAAAAAAATATTATAAAAAATTATGGAACAACTACCATTAGATTTTTCTCAACCACCAAATAGATTAACAGCTATTGCTGATGTTGAAAGAAAGAAAAACATTGTTAAAAACGACTACAACCAACAAGGTAACGTGTATTCATCAACAAACCCTGACGCTCTTGCGGATGGTGACGCAATAGGTAGAGGTACGGGAGTATTTTTAGATGTTCACAATGACGCAATCGGAACATCTGTAGATATTTTTGAACGAAAAATGAATATTAAGTTTAATGCTTTTCAAGTGAACAAACCCTATAACGTAAGAGGAGAAGTATAATGAAATTACTTGGTTCATTAAAATCATTAATAACTGAAGCAGCGTCAATTGATGATATTAAAAAATCAATTGACCAAAAATTAGTATGCTCAATTTATTATAATGGTGATGAACCTGGTGGTAAAGGTTTAAGAGAAATAGAACCTGTTGCTTTAGGTCGCTCTAAAGCGGGTAATATGGTTCTTAGAGGATGGGATAGAACCGGAGCTTCTCATACGGCTTATAAGGGTGAACAACCATTACCTTCTTGGAGATTATTTCGTGTAGATAAAATAACTATGTATAAACATTTACGTGATGTCTTTACAGAACCCAAACCTGGTTATAACTTTAATGGTGATAAAAGTATGACGCAAGTTATAATTATTGCTAAATTTGACCAACCAACAACATAAGATATGAACAAAGAAAATGATTTAATGAATAAATTAGTGGTGGCTAAAAAAATTATGGATGTCCATAATCAAACACCAAGAGCTGGTAATAATGGTGGAATGTTATCATCCCCTATGTTAGAACAATTTAATGCACCACCAGCAACATATAACATCCCTCAAGAATTTATGGGAGAACAATCTCAACCAATGATGAGTTCACCAACTACGCCACCTCAATTACCAACAAAGGATAGAATTTTAAATTCAAAATTACCTGATGAAATTAAAAAATTGATGATGGAACATCCAATTGACAAACCAAACAATATGGGTGGTCCAACATTATCAAATGAGGTTGTTGAAGCTGCGGCAAGATTAATGAAAACTGACGCAAGAGGTAATGTACAAGAATCAAACATTCCAAGACAACAACAAGTACAACACCAACAACCAAGTGTCTCTGGTATTGATTATAGTTTGTTAAAATCAATTATTAGAGATACAATCACTGAAGTTTTAACAGAAAAAGGATTGGTTGCCGAAAGTTCATCTAAGACAAAAGAACAAATTAGTTTCAGAGTTGGTCAACACGTATTTGAAGGTGTAGTAACAAAAATTAAAAAGATGAGATAATACTTTGATTTATTGAGTAAACTTTCTATTATTATGAAAAAGTTTACTTATGTCAAAAATCAAAGTTTTAGTTTTACCATCTGACAGAACAGGTGTAGGAAAATTCCGTTCTGTTGACCCACACATTTTTTTACAGAATTTATATCCTGATGATTTCCATGTTGATATTATGTTTGACCCACCGTCAAATGATTTAAATTTTTGGAAAGATTACCAAATAGTACATTTTCACCGTGTTATTGGAAATAACTACGAATTCACTAAAGATTTTATACCGGTGCTTAATAATTTAGGTATTATAACTATTATGGATTTAGACGATTATTGGTTACCGACTAAAGAACACCCAATTCATGATTTAGTTAGAGTTCATAAAATCCATGAAAAAATTTTAGATAATTTACGTGTTGCAAAATACGTTATTACAACAACAAAATTATTTGCAGACGAAATTAAAAAACACAATAAAAATGTTGTTGTATTACCAAACGCTATTAACCCAAAAGAACCACAATTTTGTGAACCAACAATAAAATCTGAAAAATTAAGATTTGGATGGTTAGGTGGTTCATCACATTTATATGATTTGATGTTGTTAGATGGTGTTTTTCAAAGAATGGAACCATATAAAAATAAATCACAAGCCTTTTTATGTGGTTTTGATATTAGAGGTACTGTTACGGAAATTAATGCCGATACAAAAGAACAAACAAAGAGAGATATTAAACCAGATGAAACTGTTTGGTATAAGTATGAAAATATTTTCACAGATAATAACAAATTGATTTCACCTGAATATCAAAAATTTTTATACAAATTTAAAGAAGAAGATGATTCCATGTTTAATGATGAATTTTATCATCGTGTATGGACAAGACCCGTTCAAACTTACGCTAAAAACTACACAAAATTTGATGTATCTTTAGCACCAATTAAAAATCACGTTTTTAACAGAGTTAAATCCCAATTAAAAGTTATTGAAGCAGGTTTTTACAAAAAAGCATTAATTGCGTCAAATTTAGGACCGTACACAATTGATTTGAAACATTCATTACAACACGGTAATTTTGTTGACGGTAATGCATTGTTGGTTGATGAAGGTAGAAATCATAGTGATTGGTTTAAATATGTTAAGAAACTTATTGACAACCCAAATTGGGCGTATGATTTAGGTGAAAGGTTGTATGAGACAGTAAAAGACACGTATGACTTAAATGTTGTAACTAAAACAAGAGCAGAATTTTATAAATCTATAGTATGATACAGGTACCATTAACTAAACTATTATTTTTTGACATTGAAACTGTTGGATTGCATAAAGACTACGATGGTCTTGAGCAAAATCATCCAGCACTCACAAAACAATTTAACAATTACTTTGATTGGTTTCAGAAAAGATTTCCTGAAGACCAAGGATTGGACCCACAACAAGTTTTTGTAAACAGAGCGGCACTTGTCCCTGAGTTTTCAAAAATTGTATGTGCAAGTTTTGCCTTTGTTGGTCCTGATGGAAAAACACACGCACAAACTTTCTCAGGTGATGATGAAAAAGAAGTCTTATTGGGTATTAACGCACTTTTGAATAAAGTATTCAAATTAGATTTTTGGTTATGTGGACATAACATTAAAAACTTTGATATTCCTGTGTTAAATAAACGTATGGTTATCAATGGAATTAAACCATCACCACTATTACCATCTTATGATACAAAACCTTGGGAAATCAAAGCAATTGATACTATGGATGTATGGAAAATGGGTAATAACTTCGCATTATCATCATTGGAACTTATGTGTGCTGCCATGGGTGTTAAATCACCAAAAGAAGGTGAAGTTACAGGTAACCGAGTACACGAAGCATACTACGATTTTAATCAACTTGACTTAATTGTTGAGTATTGTGAAAGAGATGTGATGGTGTTAATTGATATAATTAAAAAATTAAAAGAACTACAATAATATGAGCGACGAAAGACAAGAAATTGATTTATTACAACAAGAATTAAGTAACATTTTAAAACAACTTCAAGGTGAAATGGACAATGAAATTGAGGTTGAAGAAATTGGTGGTGTTAACTTAAAAGAACTTGAACAAACTTTTAATGATGGGCAACCAAAGATGGATTTAAAATTTGTTAAGTGTCATCCTGACGCTGTATCACCAAGTTATAACTATCCAACAGATTCTGGTTTTGATTTATACTCAACCGAAAGTGTTGGTATATCACCACTATCACGAATGATAGTGGGTACTGGTTTAAAATTTAACATTAAAGACGGTTTTGAAATACAAGTTAGACCCAAAAGTGGTTTAGCCGCTAAACAAGGACTAACAGTATTAAACACACCTGGCACAATTGATTCAGGATATGACGGAGAAGTTAAAGTTATATTATACAATTCAACACAAAATACTCTTTACATAGAAAAAGGCCAAAAAATTGCTCAAGCATGTGTATGTCCCGTTGTTAATGGTAAATGGATAAACCCCGTTGAAGTTTCTGAAATTTCAGGAAAAGATAGAGGGGATAATGGTTTTGGCTCAACAGGAATTAAATGATTACAATAGGATTTAGTACTCGGAAAATTAATGAAGATTATATTACACAATTACAAAAAAGTTGTGGAAGTAAGAATGTTCAAATTATCCCAATTGAAAATAATGGTGAATATTCATTGTCTGAAGTTTACAATAAAATTTTAGAACAAGCAGAAAATGATATTGTTGTTTTATGTCATGATGATTTAAAATTTGATACACATGGTTGGGCATATAAAATTAAATCTCATTTTGAAAAGAACCCTGAATATGGAATTATTGGTTTAGCTGGTTCCAAATACATGCCAAAGTCTGGTATGTGGTGGGAAGTACAACCAACAATGTATGGTATTGTAAATCATGAAAATGAAGGTAAAAAATGGGAATCAAAATATTCAAAAGAAATTGGAAACAAACTTGAACCAACATTAATGGTTGATGGTTTGTTTTTTGCTTTACACAAACAAAGGATTAAAAAGAATTTTGATGAAACTGTTAAGGGTTTTCATTTTTATGATGTAACATTTTCATTCCAAAATCATCTTGAAGGTGTTAAAGTTGGTGTTTGTACTGATATTCGTGTAACACACTTATCTATTGGTCAAACAAACGAACAATGGGAAGCAAACAGAGTTGAATTTGCCAAAAAATTTGAAGATGTATTACCTGTTGATATTACAATTACAGATAAAACATTAAAAACATTTATTTTTGTTCATGACCAAGATTTAGTAGAATTGTTTGAGGAAAATAGTAAATTCAAAGGATTCAATAATTACACATACGTGTTTGTTGGTAATAGACCTATTGACAAAATTGAAAATTTACCAAATGTTATTATTTCTCGTAATTATGATGGTCACTTAGAAGATTATCCAAAATTAACATCATTTAGTGGTTGGTATACATTATGGAAACATAAATTAATTGATACTGAATATGTAAATTTGTTTGAATATGATGTGAATTATGTTCCTGATTTTTTACCACAAATTTCAAAGATGTTGTACGATAAACAAGATATGATTGGGTATATTCCATTTCCGGCACCTCACCCAATGTTTGTCCAACATCCACCTTTTATTGATACTCTTTTTAAATCTATTAGGAAAACATATCATGTTGATATTCAGAGATTACTAATGGGGGCAATAAATGAGGGTAAAATGGGTTATTGGTCATCAACATCAAATACCACATTTAGAAAAAATGTATTTGACCAATATATGAATTGGATGTCACCAATGATTGATGAGATTAAAGTTGACCCAAATGCTGGTCACCTACACGAAAGGTCAATTACTATTTTCGCATCAATGAAAAGTAAAAAATTAATTTTAACAAATGGATTTTTGAAACATTATCAAATGGATTCACATAAAACACAAGGACATTATGTTGATGAAAAGAGTACTATAAACGAACTTCTTGAAAATAAAGTACAGTAATGAATTATGTAAGTTTTAGTCTATGGGGAAATCAACCAATATATAATGTTGGTACAATCAGAAACGCTGAACTTATGAAAACAATCTACCCTGATTGGAAAATGATTGTTTACTATGACAATACAGTTCCATCTGAAACCATTAATAAATTAGTAGAATTAGATGTTGTGGTTAAAGATATGACAGGAACTGATATCTATGGTATGTTTTGGAGATTTTTTGCACATGATGAATCTGATTGTCAATATTCTGTATTTAGAGATGCTGACGCTCGTTTAACTAAAAGAGAAAAATTAGCGGTTGATGAATGGATTAATAGTGGAAAATCAATTCACGTAATGAGAGACCATCCAGCACATAGGATTCCTTATGGAAATTCTGGTTTGGGTATCTTAGGTGGAATGTGGGGTATTAAATCAAGTGTTATTCCACTAACTGAACTAATTAAAAAATTTCCAAAATCAAAAGAACTTCAATACGGTAATGACCAAACGTTCTTAAAAACAATATATTCCATTTTCCAAGATGACAGATGTACTCACGATGAATTCTTTGAAAATAAACCCTTCCCTATCAAGAGAAATCCTGGTGAATTTATTGGAAGTCGTATTGACCACAATGATATGCCAGTTGGAACAGACCATTTGGCAGTATCATGAAGAAAATATTATATGTAATTTTACACACCTGTACAAGACCTGATAGATATGACGGTATTGTTAATAGTTGGGGTCAAGATGTTGATTTTTTATTTTATGCCGATTGTGACAATGAAGATAAAAAAATTGTTAAAGTTTCTGATGATTCAACATATTCATCTAATGAACCAAAACATGTAAATGTTATAAAATATTTGGTAGAAAATGACTATCAATATGAATGGTTCTTTTTTTGTGATGATGACACATTTGTTAATACTAAAAATTTAGAATCTAAATTAGATTTATTTGATAAAGACAAGATAAGTGGTTATATCTTACATAATACTTGGGCGAGAGATAATGAGTTAAAATATTGTTCTGGTGGTGCTGGTTACTTAATCCACAAATCAATTTTAACAAAACTTTCAGATACAATTAAAATGACTGGTTCAGGATATTCTGACGTTAGTTTAGGTATTTGTGCCCGAGATTTAGGTATTGAATTTGAAAATTATGACGAATTTAAATCTCAATCACCTGATTTTTATAAAGTTGAATTATCTATGATAAAAGATAATTTTACATTTCATTATGTGGGTTCTGATGTAATGAATGAACTGTATTTAACTTTAAAACAATAAAATGAAATTTTTTAACATAGATTTACACATATCAGTAATTGCCGATATGAAAAAAATATTTACGGAACTTAATCATGAAGTTACCGATTTATCATTATCGGACCATACTTGGGTATTTAACAGAGAAAAAGATAGTGTACCTATGTTAGATAATGGTAAATGGATGGGACTTTCTGCTGAACAATACTCAAATGATTTTTATAATGAATATAAGAATAAGATGGATGATTATGATGCGTTTATTGTTACATATCCACCAACATTTTCATTACTATACGATAAGTTTGAAAAACCAATTATAATTAATGTACCAATCAGATATGAATGGCCATTTAGTTTTAGAAGTCATGATTGGAAAAAATTTAATGATTATCTAAAAGATGGTGTTGACTCAGGTAAAATAATATTAGTTGCAAATAATTTGTACGATAAAAATTATACCGAACAATTTATAGATAGAGAAGTTCAACATATACCAAGTATTTGTGACTATAATAATGAATATTATAAACCAAATAACAATGATTTAGTTTATTACTCAAGAGCTAAAATACCAAATATCACTAATGAAAAAATTAAATGGAAAAATGATGTATTAAAAAAACACGAATATTCTGATTTAACAAATTTAGGGGGTATTGTACATTTTCCATACGCAATGTCTTTAATGTCAATATTTGAACAATACACTTCAAATATACCATTATTTTTTCCAACAGAACAATTTATGTTAACTTTGTTTCAATCTAATTTTGGTGGCATAATGAGTGAATCATCATTTAATCTTATTCATAACCAACCAAATAAATCTTCAGTATCACCATTATATGGGTTAGACCTAAATGACTATAAAAACATGAAATCAGTTAGAACATGGATAGAATTGTCAGATTTTTACGATGAAGAATGGATGCCACACATAAATTATTTTAAATCATTTAAAGAATTAAATGAAATGGTTAAGAATATTGACACCAATAAGATTTCAAAAAATATGGAACTTTTTAATGTTGACAGAAAAACAAAAATATATAATTTATGGAATAATCTTATTACAAATATAAAATAATAATTATGAACATTTTTCAATTAAATAAATTATCAAAATTACATGATGGTAAAAATATTTTTTTTACTAAGACAGATTATTTGATGGATGATTTCAAAACTATAGAACAATTAAACAATGATGTAATATTAATTTCAGGAAATTCGGATTATACAATTACCGATTTTCATCGTGTGAGAATGCCAAGTAATATTAAAGCGTGGTTTGCGACAAATGTAATTGTTGAACACCCAAAAATAATTCCAATTCCGTTGGGTATTGAAAATTTTGAACCGGCTCTACGACCCGAACATGGTGTTGGATATGATAGAGGTGAAACAAAAGAAAGTTTTTTTTTAAATTATATAGATAAAAAACCAAATGAGTTTATTTATTCAAATTTTAGATGTGAAACTAATCCACGCCATAGAAATAGTGTTATAAATGTTTGTAAAAATACTGAACATATTGTTTGGGAAGAACCAACTTTAACTGATGTTGAATTTTTCACCAGAATTTTAGACTTTGAATCCGTACTTTGCCCACAAGGTAATGGTCAAGGTGATAACCATAGAATTTATGAAACTTTATACTTAAATAGAATTCCAATAACAACTGGTCCACATGTTCACAAATCATTACATCATAAATTTCCTGTTATTTTAATTGAAGATATTAGTTTATTAAAAAATTATAATTTTATGAGAGAACAAATTGATATTGCCAAATCAAAAATTTGGGACAAAAATCTTTTAGATTTAGATTATTGGGAATCAAAAATTTTATCATTAGTGTAAAAAATATTTATTATGAAAAAAAATTTAATTGTTGGTAATACAGCACAACTATCTCATTTTTTTCCAAAAGAAAATAATGATTTTATATCGTCAAGAAACATAAATTTTGATGATATAAAAGAAAAAAAATACAAAAAAATTTTCTTACTATTTGCAGAACAAAGAACATTTTTAAACGAGGGTAATGATTTTTTTATTGACGTAAATGTTACTTACACACTTAATATTATAGATAAATTAAAAGATAGTTGTGATAACATAATTGTTTACTCAACATCAGAATTATGGAACAAATATGACGGATGTATATCTATTGACACCCCATATGATTATTTTGAAACCCCTTACATAAAGTCAAAAGAAATTTTGTGTAACACAATCAACCAAAACAGAGACAAGTATAAAAATGTGATTATTGTTTATCCATTTAATTTTAACTCACCGTATAGAAAAGATGGGTTTTTATTTAAGAAAATTTTTAATTCATTAATACACGGTGAAAAAATAATTGTTGGTAATATAGATTTCAAACGTGATTTAATTCACCCAAAAATTATTGTAAACCAATCATTTGATACTGATAAAGATATAATTGTTGGTAGTGGTGAATTGTATAATGTAAAAGACTTTATTAGTGGTTTATTTACAAAGTTAGATAAAAAAATGGATGATTATGTCACTTATGATATCTCTAATAGTTTATTAAATAAACGTAACCATTATTATTCTTGTAATAAAACATCAAATTACGAAGAACTAATAAACTTAACAATAGAAGATATCCATGAATATAAATTTAGTTAAAGACACCATTGATGGTGATGACATTAAACAATTAATCTCTTGGTTAGAAACAAATCCAAGACTAACTAAAGGACAATTAAATGTCCAATTTGAAAAAGAATGGTCAGAATGGTTAGGAAAAAAATACTCAGTATTTGTTAACTCAGGTTCATCTGCAAATTTGGCGGCGTTATATAGTTTATTACTATCAGGAAAATTAAGGAATAATAAAATTGTAGTTCCCGCAGTATCTTGGGTAACAACAGTTACTCCTGCGGTACAATTTGGAATGGAACCAATAATGTGTGAGTGTGATGAAGATAATTTAGGATTAAACATCGAACACTTGAAACAAATTATTAAAGAACATGACCCATCAAGTATTATTTTGGTACACGTATTAGGGTTTCCTAATCACATGAACGAAATTGTTGAGTTGTGTAAAGAGCATGACATCAGATTAATTGAAGATACTTGTGAATCTATTGGTTCTGAGTATGAAGGTAAAAAACTTGGTACATTTGGTGATTTGTCAACATTCTCATTTTATTTTGGACACCACATGTCAACGATTGAGGGGGGTATGATTTCAACTGACGATGAAGATTTGTATCACATCTTGTTATCAATTCGTTCTCACGGATGGGATAGAGATTTACCAAAATCAAAACAAATAGAATTACGTGAAAAGTATAATATTGGTGATTTTCGTTCTTTATACACTTTTTATTACCCTGGTTTTAATTTAAGAGCAACTGATTTACAAGCTTTTATTGGATTAGGTCAATTAAAAAAATTGGATGATATTGTCAAAAATAGACATACTAACTATCAAAGATATCACGAAGGTATTAAGAATAATGAATGGAAAGTTAATCCACCAGCAAATAGTTTTATTTCTAACTTTTCATATCCAGTCATCACTAAAAACATTAAAGAGTTAGTTGATAAACTAACCGAAAATAATATTGAGTGTAGACCATTAATATGCGGTTCAATAAATGAACATCCGTTTTGGTATGAAAGATATGGTAAACAGGAGTTACCAATTTCAAAAAAAGTCCATGAATATGGGTTGTATTTACCAAATAATCATCAAATGACCATAGAAGAGGTTGATACAGTTATTAATATTGTCAATCAATACGTATGAAAAAAGCATTAATTACTGGTATTAACGGTCAGGACGGTTCTTACTTGGCGGAATTTTTATTAGATAAAGGTTACCAAGTTTTTGGAACATTAAAACGAAATTCAGTTGCTGAAAACCAAACCGCAAGATTAGAAACTGTTTATGATAAAATAAAATTATTTTATGCTGATTTAACAGATTTATCATCACTAATCTCAGTAATCCAAAAAACACAACCAGATGAGATATACAATTTGGCAGCCCAATCTCACGTAAGAATTTCATTTGACCAACCAGTTTATACAGCTCAAGTGACTGGAATTGGAACATTGAATGTGTTAGAAGCTGTTAGACTAATAAAACCTGACGCAAAAATATACCAAGCGTCATCATCTGAAATGTTTGGTAACTCAATTGACTCTGATGGGTTTCAAAGGGAAACAACAGCAATGTACCCTGTTTCACCATATGGATGTGCTAAAGTGTATTCATATAACATTTGTAGAAACTATAGAAACTCATATAATATGTTTATTTCTAACGGTATTCTTTTTAACCATGAATCACCAAGAAGAGGAACAAATTTTGTAACAAATAAAGTTGTTAAAGAAGCGGTTAAGATTAAATTAGGGTTGTCTAATAAATTGGCTTTAGGTAATTTGGACGCAACTCGTGATTGGGGACATGCAAAAGACTATGTACACGCAATGTGGATGATATTACAACTTGAATCACCAGATGATTATGTGTGTTCTACAGGTGTATCTCACACCGTTAAAGAATTGTGTGATTACGTGTTTAATAAATTGGGACTATCTTACCAAGATTATGTTACTATGGATGAAAAATTTTTAAGACCTGAAGAGTTAAATGATTTAAAAGGTGACCCAACAAAACTTAAACAAGACACGGGTTGGGAACCAACGTACACATTTGAGACTATGCTTGATGAGATGATTGAATATTGGTTGGGATTTTATAACAAAAAATGAACATTGGTATAATTGGACTTGGTAATTTAGGTCTAAACTTATTAAATTTTTTATCTGAACAAGAACATGAAATTTATGTTTCAGATGTTGATGGTGATAATGTTGAAGTTATTAAAAACTCTGACGTTATTTTTTGTTGTGTAGATACAAATATTCTACCATCAAATTTTTTAGATATAAAAAATGTGATGAATGTGGTTGAGGATTTTGGTGTTTCATTTGAAGATGAAGTACCATTATATAATAAAATTTTTGTAATCTGTTCTACTTTAAATCCTGGTGATACAAAACAAATATCTGAAATATTAAACCCTATGAATTTAAGTGTTTGTTATCTACCTTTAATTATTGATTCAGAAAATACATTATCATTAGAAACTATAGTAATTGGTACAATTGATTCACACATAGTTAACACTATCTCAGACATATTTCAACCACCCCAAGACAAAAAAATAAATATAGTATCTATGACAAGTAAATCCGCTGAAATATATAGATTAGCGTATAGTTCTTACATCTACTATAAAATAAATTTTGCCAATTTTTTAGGTGAATTAATGTTAAATTTTGGAACATCAGATGAAACAAAATTACTTCTTAAAAGTTTAGGATATGATAAATCAATTTCTGAAGAAAATTTTAATTTTGGATTTGGTGTTGGTGGACCTTGGATTCCAACAGAAAATAGAGTTTTTGGTCAAGTTGCCAATGGTAATAAATTAGAATTTGTATTACCATTTGTTAATGATGATTTTAACATTAGTCATAATGAGTTCATAAAAAGTCATTTTATAAAAACTAATCCTGATAAATCACAACCATTTGTTATATCTGGTATTGGGTATAAAGATAATTCAATTAGTATTAAAGAATCTTCTAAACTTGAATTAGTATATGGGTTATTAAAAGAAGGTTATAGTGTTTTTATCATTGAAAGTGATGAGTTTATTAAAAATGTAAAAGTTGTTAAAGAATTAGTATTTGACTTTGGTGAAAAAGTAAAGTTCTTTAAAGAAGGCACATCGCCCAAAGGAGTATACATTAATTTTTAATGTTTCTTTTATTATTATATTTCATAAATTATAAGTAATGGAAAAAAAACCAAGAAAAAAACCAAGTGTTACTACTAAAACAACATCGTTTAGTGGAGAAACTAGAACCACACCTAAATCAAAAAAAGAAATTATTGCTTCTGTAATTTCAAAACCAACAAAAGAAAAATTTTTAACTGAAAATCAAAGATTGTATTATGATTTATTACAAAAAAATCAAATAATAATATGTTCAGGACCTGCTGGTGTTGGTAAAAGTTATATTGCAATGAAAGCGGCGGTAGATTTACTTGCAGACCCAACAACACCGTATGAAAAAATTATTATTGTAAGACCTGCGGTTGAGGCTGAAGAAAAACTTGGAGCATTACCAGGTAATGTTGAAGAGAAATTAGACCCGTATATTTTTCCATCTTACTATCTTTTAAATAAAATTATAGGTAAAGATAAAAGAGAGTATTTAAAAAATATTGAAGCCATTGAAGTTTTTGCTTTGGCTTATATGAGAGGTATGAACATTGACAATTCAATTTTAATTTTTGAAGAGGCTCAAAATAGTACACCAAAACAAATGAAGCTCTTATTAACTAGAATTGGTTTTAAAAGTAAATTTTTCATCTCAGGAGATTTAGAACAAACTGATAGATATAAAGACAAAACACAATCCGGATTATGGGACGTAATTGAAAAGTTTAAAAATGTTAATGATATTGGTGTTTTTGAATTTAATGATAAAGATATTGTTAGAAACCCATTAATTTCACAGATTCTAAGCAAATACGAAGAATGAGAATAGCAATAGATATTGATGGTGTATTACGAGATACTTTTACAAAAATAGAACAAATCTATCAAAAGTATTTTATTGATGAGTTAGAACTTGTTGATGATGATTTTAATTATGAAATTATTACACCGTATGATACTCCAGAATATTCAAACCATTTTAAATTTAAAACTGATGAAGAATATTTGTCATTTATGTATGAAGAGTTTGCTATGGAAATATTTGGACATTCACCATCAACCGAAATGTCAACATTTTATGATTTAAACGATTTAATTGTAAAATACAAAGATAATGTAAAATTTTTATTAATTTCAAAACAAGTTAGTAAAACAAAACCCGCGACATTATTTTTTGTTTCAAAATTTGGATGTGAAATTGAAAAGATTGTATTTTATAATCAATTAACAAAAGATGAGGTTTGGAATGAATTTGATGTTTTAATTACAGCAAATCCTGATTTATTATCACAAAAAGATAATAAAACTTTAATTAAGTACGAAACTTCTTATAATTTAAAAATAGAGTCTGATATTACCATTTCAGATTTAAAAGGATTAGATAAAAAAATTGAAATTTTAATAGAAAAATGATTACATTATTTGGTGAAAACTACTACATAAATTTAGATAATATTGACAAATATGTTAATATTCAAACTCCCCCAATATCGGCATCAACAGAACCCGAACAACATATTTCTATTGTAAAATACGAAATGGTTAAAACACTTATTGATGTAATTTTAAGTGAAAATGAAGACATTGATGAAAAACTCGCAAATAAAGTATCGTCACAACTTACAATACCTTTTAAATTGGCGTGGAACACAATGTTAATAAATAAATTAATTGAAAAATTTTAAGTACGGATATGGAAAACGAAATGATTGAAAAAGTCAAAGGGTCAATAAAGAATATTGACGAAAAATTAAACAAAATTTACTTCTTTGTTCAAGATACAAGAGGGAACGCCAAAGCATCTATTAGATACATTTATGAAATGGCATTAACACTTAAAAATAATGGTCACAATGTTGTAATGCTTTATGAGAAAAAAGAATACACACCGGTAACTTCTTGGTTATCAGGACCATATGATGAAATTCAACATCAAACTTTAGAGGGAACAAATTTAGCTGTTGCCCCTGAAGATGTTTTGGTTATATCAGAAATTTTTGGGTTTATTATGGAACAAGTAAAAAACCTACCATGCGGAAAAATTGTCTTATGTCAGGCATATGACCACATTTTGGAAACTTTAAATCCTGGTGCAACTTGGCAACAATATGGGTTTTACAAATGTATTACAACATCTGAGGCTCAAAAAGAATATATCAATAAAGTAATGAAAAACATTTCAATTGATATTGTTGAACCTGTAATTTCAGAGTCATTTAAAAAACAAGCTTACCCTCCAAAACCAATGATTGGTGTTCTTGCAAGAGAACAACGAGAAGGATTAAATGTTATTAAACAATTTTACATCAAATACCCACAATATAGATTCTTCACATTTAAAGATTTACGTGGATTATCACAAGATGATTTTGCAAATGCTTTACAAGAATGTTTCTTGGGTGTTTGGATTGACCCAACATCTTCATTTGGTACCTTTCCATTAGAATGTATGAAAACAGGTATTCCTGTTGTTGGAAAAACACCTTATATGGTATCTGATTGGATTACAGAAAAAAATGGTGTATGGGTAGAAAACCCTCTACAACTTGTTGATGTAATAGCTGATGTTGCACAAACTTGGTTAGAAGATAACATCCTTGTTGACTTATATACTGAAGGTGAAAAAACCGCAGAAAAATACACAAATAAAGAAAAATTTGATACTGATGTTATGGGAATCTTCACATCATTTATCACTAAACGTAAAGAAGCTTTTGAAGCACAAATTCAAACCGAAACTGTATAATCATGGAAAAGAAATTAGATTTATCCGTAATATTACCAATTAAATCATCAATTGTTAGAGATTTTGATGAATATTTTGAAAAGGCAATTAAATCATTACAAATACAAAATGTTCCTTGTAATGAATTAATTATTGTTCATACAAATGAAGAATCATTAGTCCATAAATTACAATCTTTTGATTTTGGAACATTAAATGTTAAACTTGTAGAACATACAGGTACACCTAACTATCAAAGTCAAATATCACTTGGTGTAGAAAATTCCTCAAGTGAGTGGATTTCTTTTTTTGAATTTGATGACGAGTACGCTAACATTTGGTTTCAAAATATTTTAAAGTATAGTGAAATTTATCCTGATGTAGATGCGTTTTTACCAATTGTCGTTGACGTTGATGGTAAAGATACTTTTGCGGGTTTTACAAATGAAGCAACATTTGCAGCAAATTTTACCCAAGAAATGGGATATTTGAACAATGAAACTTTGTTAGATTATCAAAATTTTCAAACTGCTGGTATGGCAATTAGAAAATCAAAAATTGATGAATTTGGATGTTTTAAATCATCAGTTAGATTAACATTTGTTTATGAATTCCTACTTCGTATGACATATAATTCATTAAGAATTATGACAATACCAAAACTTGGTTACAAACACACAAGTATGAGAGAAGGTTCAATATTTTGGAACTACAAAAATGGTGATGACGTAATGACTGAAAACGAAGTAAAATTTTGGATTTCTACCGCAAAAAAAGAATACTTCTTTAAAGACGACAGAAATATAAAGTATGAAGTTCAAAATGCTTAATGTTATCTGCCGAAACAACCTCAGATTTAGTTAAAAAAAGAGGTAGAAAAGCTACTACTGTAAATTATTTTGATGTTGCTGAAGAAGCTGCGGTAAGGAGATATCTTACCGCAGAAACTTTTGAAGAAAAAAATGCAATTTACAATGAGTTTTTAAGAGGACCTTTAGATAAGATGATTTCATCAATCATCCGTAGATATAAATTATATCGTAAAGATATGAATTTTACGGATATTCATACTGATACACATTCTTTTTTAATGACTAAGGTTGATAAATTTAAACCTTCAAAAGAAAAGAAGGCATATTCTTATTTTGGTACTATTTGTAAAAATTATTTAATGGGTCAAATTATAAAAGACCAAAAAGATACAAATAGAAAAATTTCATACGAAGATATTTCATTCAGTTTAGAACAAAGACCTGATATGGTTTATTATATGGAATTGGAAAAAACTGAAGCCGATGACGTAATCCAACAATTTTTAAATGAACTGAAAGATTATGTTGATAACGAATCTTTAACTGACAATGAAAGAAAACTTGGTATTGCCTTACTTGAATTATTTGAAAATTATAAGACTATTTTTTTAGGAACGGATAATAATAAATTTAATAAAAATATTATTTTACTATCAATTCGTGAAATGACAAACCTATCAACAAAAGAAATTAGAACGGCAATGAAACGTTTTAAAAAGTTATATTATGTAGTTCTAAATCACATGATAGAATAAAAAACATTAAAAATAATATTTATCTGTATGTCAAGACCAAAAAAAAAGGAAATAGCGTTAAATAAAGATTCCGTTCTTTCATTATTACAAGAAATTTATAATGAGCTTGTAGAACAAAGGTCTACGGCAATTAGGGTTCAAAATAAAATGTTAGCAATGCTAAAAGACCCTGAGGACATGACTGTAATTGGTCCTGTTTTAGAAAAACAACAAAAAATAATTAATGATGTAGTTGAAAAGAAATTAACTTTAGCAAAACTACAATCAACCATATGGGAAAAATCAAATAAGGTTGAAGATGACTTATCTTTAGGTGATATTGATGATGAAATGTTACAATCATTAATTTCAAAAGATATTGAAAATATTAATGATAAACCATACAAATTAAAATAATTTGATATGCCAGCGATTGATTTAAATAAACAATATGACCGTGTTGAAGAACGAGTTAAATCATTAGAAACTTACAATCAAGTTACTGATGCAACAAAACAAATTATTTCACAACAACAATCATCATTAGAAAAGGCTGAAGATAGTGTTAGTAGTCCAATAGACCAATTGGCGGAACAAAAAAAAAGATATCAAAGACAAGTTAGTAGCCAATTAGAAAAACTTGTAGATATTAACAAACTTTTACCGGATAATAGAATGTCTGGTAAAACAACTAGTTCAAGTGTTGGGTTAGTTAAAAACCAATTTACAGAAGCGTTAAATACTATTATCGCGTTAATTCCTGAAATTATAACTAAAGAAATGATGAAACAATTGGGTTGTTCACAAGAACAAACTTACGATTCATCAACAGCCAGTAAAGGTATTTATGTACCTGTTTCAAGTGTTGATTTATTTGGATTATTAAAAGTTTCTCCTGACACACCATTAGGTAAATTAAGTTATGAAACAAAAGATATTCAAGTTCAACAAAATCCATTTTCAATGAATAGAGAATTGTACAACCGCATTCAAAATGAAGGTGTTTCGTATGATGATGATAATGGAAAAAATTATTTAGGGTCATCAAAACAAAGTCTTTTTAATATAACATATGTAAAACAAGATGGTTTTGGTAATAAAGGAGATTTTTTTCAAGTACAATTAATCAATAGAGATAATAATCAAAATTTGGTTAGTCAGTTTATGACTGATTATTTCACAACAATTAAAATTGTTGATTTAAAAAATGTTTTTTTACAAGTATTTCAAATATTATTTGGAGCCATTTCAATAAATGTTAAAATGGGTGCTGGTGAAATTGAAGACCAACAATATTTTCAAAAAATTCTTACAAGAATTATGGGTTTATGTTTTGATGATAGAGCCGAAATTGACGTTAGTGGAAACGCGAAAGTTGCACCATTAGATGGTGTTGATGATAGTTTTTTTGAATTAACCGATATTGATATTAGACAGATTGAATCCGAACTATCTAATATTCAAAGAGGTGTTGTTGAATATCCTGATTGTACAACTGTAAAATTACCTGTTAACACAGATGATTTATTTGATACTCTAAATGAGTTATTGTTTATCAGTGACACCGATTCCGCAGCCAATACCGCAGTATTTAACAAAGCCGTAGATTCAGTTAAAAAGAATAGACAATGGCCTCAAATTGATGAAATCGGTTTATCAATTGATGGTGGTATAATTAAAGCATTACCAAACGCTTTATACTCGGCCATAATCTCACCAAAAGTATTATTACCATTTATGACAATGTTTAAAGCCTTAGAACAAATTGTGGTTAATGGTGCTGGTTCAGCTGTAGACGAAGTTTACGATTTAAAATCTTACATGAAAATATTCAGTAAGATGAATATTGAAATTATGTCTCAAATTGGAGCTGAGTTCATAAAAATTCTTAGAAATATTATAATTCGTGATATTAGAAAATTACTTCAAAAAATAACTGCCGATTTAAAGAAAAATCAACTAACAAAAAAATATGCAATTATATCACAATTAATTGAGGCGGCAATTTTAGTGGCAAAATTTATTGATGACTACCGAAGGTGTAAAAGTGTTATTGATGATATTTTAAATATTATTGAATTTGCCTTAAGAGGAACTAATATTCAAATACCACCATTCTTATTACCGTTAGCGGCATTAAGAACAGGTTTTAACAATACTAGAGCAATGTTAGAGGTAATCGCACAAATGCAAAAATTAGGAATACCAACAGGACCATTACCAGATGGTAGTCCAAATTTATATCTACAATCAATTAAAAGTCAAATTGAAGGTGTTGAATCAGAAAGAACTCAAAATAGTAAGATGAGTGCTTTAACACCACAACAAATTGTACTTCCAATAGGAATAACCATACCAATGCCAATGTCAGGAATATTATTATGATACAATCAAATAAATTATCATTTGAAGAAATGAATGAAATTGTTTCTGACATGAAAAATAGGGGTAATTCTGATTTAACTAAGGTTATGGATTTTTTGTCCGATGATTTTGAAGAAACAAAAAATTTAATTATTGAACTAACGGTTCATATAGATAATATAGAAACTTTATATGATAAAGTTTTAAAAGAGCATACCGCAAGAACAAATGGACAAGTCATTTCGTAAATTAATATTTCCCGCCAAAGTTGAGGATAATCAGGACCCAATGATGTTGGGTAGAATTCGTGCGTATCCTTTGGACCAAAATGATAGAGCGGTTTTAGAAGGGTATCAATATAACCCAGCGACTGACATGTGGGGACCAAAAGACCCGTTTGTACAACTTCCACTTTTACCAATGTTTTTTAGTCAAGTTCCTGAAGTAGGTGAACGTGTTAATTTAATCTATCAAAATCCGTTGTATCCATATCAGGATGTTTACTATGTTCAAGCAGCATTTTCAAGTCCAATGAGTTTACCATATGAAAACTTACAAGCGGCAAACAAATACACATCTTTAGGTAATAGGGTAAAAGGATTATTAGCGTTAAAAAATAAAAACGGTACACATAAAAGTGAAAAATCAAAAGGTATTTTTCCTGAACCTGGTGACAATGCGTTGTTAGGTAGAGGTGCTGCGGATGTTATTGTCAAACCTGACACAGTATTATTAAGAGCTGGTAAGACAAAAAGATTAGATACTAGTAAACAACCAATTGCAAACAACACAAGAGCCTATGTACAACTTTCAAGTTTTGACACGCAAGTTGTTAGTAAAAAACCACAATCATTTCTTAAATTAAATACCGTAAATCAAGAAGTAAAAAAATTAGTAGAGTGGGATATTGAAAATTTAGAAAATCAACAAAATGCTTTTACAGGTTCAATACGTTTATTTTCGTTAAAACCTACAAATAAAACATTTACCGATAATATAAATTACGATTCAAATTTAGATGATGTTAAGTTTTTAGAATATTATGAAAATTTCATAGGACTATCATTCAATGATGCAGTCTCAAAAATAAATAATTTTATTATTGGAGTTAATAATGGTCAAATACCAAATGGTCCAAAAATTGAAAACCAATTCCCGTTTGTTTATAGACCTGATGCAACAGCCCGAGGTTATATAAATTCAATTTCTACATTAACCCAACCAATTATTTTTGCAAATGTAACTAAATTTGTCAACGCCATTACACTTAATTCAGGTTTAGGTAGTCAGAGTTATAAGTTTGCTTTGGTTCGTTCTAAGGGGGAAATTGGAAAACCAATTAAAGTTGATATTGAAACAATAACCCCAAAAGATATTGAAGCCAATTATGGTACTGTTTACGCCGCAGGTGCCGACACCCTATTTTTACTTTCAAGCAAGTCCAATAAAAATGTGGACTACTTACAAAATAGTATTTATGGATTTTCACAACCGGACATCCAAGAAAAAATTTTACCAAACACATCTTCAACCGTAAGGGGTGAGGAGTTAATAGAACTTTTAAATTTAATAGTTAGATACTTGGTTGCTCACGTTCACGCATTACCGGGAACCCCACCAGTACCTGTTGCAACCGATGGAACAAGTTCAACAGAAATATTATTTCAATTACAAAACGCAGCAAATAAAGTTCTTAATCCAAATATTCGCATTAATTGATATTTATATAGAAATAATATCAAATGTCAATTTTAAGGTCATATTTCAGCAAAAATAACACTATTCAATTAAATAGTTTAACCAACACGGGTAGAAACCCCGTAATGGAATTATATTTTGGTTCAGACCTTGCAACATACGCACCAAAAGGTTATACAAGATTCATCTTTGATTTAGATTTAGACCTATTAAGAGAAAGTATTGCTACAGGTGAAATCTCAACAGGATGTACCACAGCAATGACCCATAACTTAATTATGACAAATTCAGCATCATTTGATATTGATTTGTTAAATGATACAACATCACAAGGGTCAAGAAGAGCAACATCATTTGATTTAGTATTATTTAGAATCCCACTTTATTCAGGAACCACAAGTAGTCCACAATCTTGGGATGAAGGAGTTGGTTTTGATTATGTATACCAACCCATAGTTGCCGAATTTTCAAATAACATACCTTTTAGTAGTAGACCATCAAACTGGATTGAAAGAACAACAATTACAGATTGGTCTGTACCAGGAATTTATAGTAACATAAATTCATCACAAATACCAAGTTTAAATTATTCAGGACTTACAATTATTGATAGACAACATTTTGAGTTTGGTAATGAGGATATCACATTTGACATGTCAGGTGAAATCAATGGTATTTTAAATGGTTCAATAACAGGTGTAACAGGTTGGGGAATTGCTTATGTTCCTGAAATTGAAAACATTACAGGATTGACAGAAACATATTCTGTTGGTTTCTTTACAAGACATACACAAACTTTTTATCAACCATTCCTTCAAACAACTTATGATGATATTATCAAAGATGATAGAAATACCTTTGCATCAAATAGAGTAAACCAGTTATATATTTACGTATATTCAAATGGTAACTTTATGAACTTGGATGAAAACCCCATAGTTGACTTGTACGACCCTAACGGTGATATTATGTCAGGTTATACAGGTTTGACTACTTGCCTCCGTACACAGGGGGTTTATGAGGTTACAATACCACCTATTACAGGTTGGACAACTCCTTGTCAGTTCTCTGATGTTTGGACAAACTTAATTAAAGATGGTCAGACATTAAATAATGTTGAAAATGAGTTTATTTTACAAGGTCAATCATCTGTTTATCAAATTGGTAGTCAGTCAAAAGACCCAATTCTTTATGGTTTTGATTTCAGTGGTATTAAACAAAATGAAAAGATTTTGAATACCGATGTTAGAAAAGTAATGGTTACAATCAAACAAGCCTACACAAGTCAAGTAGTATTAAACAGTATTGAAGCGTTTTATAGAATCTATGTTAGAGAAGGTAATACTGAAGTGCAAGTTCAAGATTGGACACCAATCAATAGAACACCTAATGAGTACTACTTTATGTTTGATACAAGAGATAAAATACCAAATCAATATTATGTTGATATTAGAGTGAATACTAGTGGAGAAAGAGATACTTATCAAAAAGAATTAATGTTCCAAATCGTAAACAAAAAATGAAAAAAATAGTTAGACTTAACGAATCTATGATTCAAAAACTTGTAAGAAAAGTTTTACAAGAACAAAAAAATGAAAGATACATGTTCTTCTCTAATTTAGAACAAATGAAAAGACAATGTGAAATGTTGTTAGATTTAGATGAATCACAAATTGAAAGTATTCTTGACAATGGTCATGATTGGGCTCAAGACCATATTTCTGAAGCCAAAAACAATATGGACCAAGTCTTTGATTTCTTAATGAATGAAATCAATGGGGGTGAAGAAGAAACAATGGATATTGAACCTAATGTAATGGAAGGTAAGAAAAAAACGGGAACAAAATTATGTGTTCGTGGTAAAGCGGCTGCTAAAGCAAAATATGATGTTTACCCTTCAGCATATGCCAATGGTTATGCGGTTCAAGTATGTAAAGGTAGGATGCCTGGTTTAGACGGAAAAAAACATTGTTCAGGTTCCTATTGTTAATTCAAAAAAATTTTATTATCTTTGAATCTACATTAAAATGAAAGAATACAAACACATATTCAAAAGATGGATTCAACGAATGTACATTGATTCTGCAAGAAAAATGGACTACGAACGTGGTCAAAGGTCAAAATACGAATTGGACTGTTTATCAATTTGTAAAAAATTAATTGATAAACCCGATACTCAATTATTAATGACACCACTTTCAAATAAAAAATACATACACAATCCCGCAAATTCTATTTTTATCACAATAGAAGGTAATACGGTTAATGTCATTAACCACAAATATTCATACACGGTTGTAATTCAAGATAAATCAAAAATTGAAATAACTAACTACTTTAACGAAGTTTTAGAAACTCAAAGATTAAAAATGGAAGAAGAGATTACTTCCAATATTAAACACTCTCTTAAGAATATATTACAAACATTAGTTTGACGGACAAACTTCCTTAGCGATTTTTTCAGTTTGTCCTTCTTCAATTAGTCCTATTCTGTGTAGTACGCAATAATATCTTGGATTTTCATTTAAATGTTGTTGCGCAATTTTACGAGCTTCTTGTAAATTTTTAGCATATTGCGATTCAACCATTTCTCCAAGGTCTATCATTTTGTTTTTTCTGACCTGTTCGTTGAGGATGGACTTTATAAATTGTCTCATACCTTCATTAGTATTTTTCTTTTTGGGTTTATAAGAGGTCATTATTGGTTTTTGACCTTTACCTGATTGAGTATCTTTTTTTTCGGCTTCTCTTTTTTGTCTACAAGCATTTTGTTTTGCGGAATCGCTCATTTTACCCGCAACACCTGCCGCTCTACACTTTGGATAAGCACCTTTATCAGTGTCTGAACGACCACAAGGTGGATGTTTTCCGTTTTTATCTTTACTACAAATATTAACCCATGGTCCTTTAGGCTGACTACCACCTTTTGGCTTCTTTTTTTTGCCAAACCATACTGCCAAATCTTCATTTAATTGTTGTTCCATGTTGTTTTTGTGAAAAAAATTACGATACTTTACATAAATATAAAACCATATGGAAAATACTAAAAATACGGAAGAAATATCAAAAAAAACACAAGAAATTATTGGTTCTCTTTTTGATACAATACATTACACCTCAAATCAACAATTAAATTCATTTATTGATGGTATGAATGAAGAACAAGCGATGTATTGTTTAAAACAAGCATTAATTGCCTGTCACGTTAGAGGTGCATTTACAATGGAAGAAACCGAAGCAGTTTCAAAGTCTTTAAGAATTATAAATTCTTAAGATGTTGGTGTAGGAGTTGGAGTTTCTGTTACCGTAGGTGTTGGTGTATTAGTTGATGTTTCACTAATTGTTGGTGTAACTGTATTAGTCGGAGTTTGAGTAGGAGTATCCGTTACCGTAGGTGTTGGTGTGTTAGTTGGTGTATTAGTCGGAGTTTCTGTTACAGTAGGTGTTAATGTAGTAGTTGGAGTTTGAGTAGGAGTATCCGTTACAGTTGGTGTTGGTGTATTAGTTGGTGTAACTGTATTAGTCGGAGTTACAGTTGGTGTTATTGTTGGAGTTGGTGTAGGTGTTGGTGTTCTTGTTGCACTAGGTGTTGGTGCGGGACAAGAATCTATCAAAATAATATTACCCGACCCATTTGTTTGCCATATTGTATTACCAGGCAATCCTCCTGAATCTGAAAGATATGTTGCAAAAATTGGTGTTGTAAAATTACTATTTAAATAAATTGTTGTTCCTGTAGTCCAAAAACCAATATCAGTATTACTATAATATGTTTGAAGACTTGGACTTGAGCATGCATCTGACAATGTAGTACCACTAGATAATGAGGTTATTGTAAATACAGGTCTTGTTGGTGTTGGTGTTTGGGTTATTGTTGGAGTTACGGTTGATGTAACAGTTGGTGTAACAGTTTTTGTTGGTGTTACAGTTGATGTTACACTTGGAGTTGGTGTTGCACCGTAACTTGGAGTAACTGATGGTGTTATACTTGGCGTTGGAGTTACTGCTGGTGGCCAATCAATTGTTGAAAGAATTTGAATACTTTTAGACGCCGTTGAATAAGTACCATCAATATACCATATATTAATAGTTTCATTTTCTAATACTTCGTGATTATTTATATTTAAATTATCTGAACATCTAGTATAATTAATAACACCAATAGATGTTACAGAATTATTTTTTATAATTGATTTTTTACAAGCCATCTTATTTTTACTTTATATAAATACTTTTATAAAACAAAAAAGGGAACCGAAGTTCCCTTTTTTTATGACGTTTGAGATAAATTATCTCAATTCTTGTAAGTTGAATGTTCTAACTCCGTCAACTGTAACTCTACCATAGAAACGGTTGTTAACCATTTTCTTAGCGTATCTTGTCATGATACCCTTAATAGGTGTAAAGTTGAATGGGTTATACATAGTTGGAGTCAACTGTAAAGGTACGTATGGAGCGTAAATGTAACCAGTATCCAACAAGCTAGTTCCTTTGTGTCCGATTAACACTTGGTTAGCTGGGAAGTAAGGGTCACGATATACTTGATATCTACCAGACAAAGTACCGATTCTTTCAATACCCATGTTGTATTGGTCTTGCTCAGGAGCTGCGTTTGAAACGTGGAAGTATTCCAAGTCATCAAAGATTGCAGATACTTCAGAAGATACAACTATCCAGTTAGCACCACCTCTTAAAGTTGATTTGTGAATTTGAGCTGACAATTGGTTAATTGCAGTAATCAAAGTTTGGTTCCAATCTTTTTGAGTGTAAGGAGTTGTTCCGCTAGAAGATAGTCTCTTCCAACCGTTGTAATCCCATCTCAAGTTCCAAGCTGCACCTTTTCTCAAATCTCTCAAGATTTCTCTATCAATTTCTGCAGCAACTTGCTCAGATAACAATGCTGTCAATTCAGCCTCAGCGTCAATGTTGTGGAATGCCGCAACGTCTTGAGCTAATTCAGGAGACCATTGTGCTCTCAATTTTCTTTCTGTAACAGAAACTGTTACTGACTCAAGGTCAAAAGAAACTTCACCAATTTGGTCTTCAAATTCTAACTCTTTATACAATCTATAAACCGCGATAAACGCACCGTTATTAGTAGTGTTAGATGAGAATGTAGAACCTGTATAACCATCCATAGATGAATCACCACAAGTAATACAAACTGGTGCTTGTAAGTCAAGTTCTAAGAATATGAAACCAGCCGCATCACATACGTTGTAATATGAACCACCTGAGTTAGCATTGTAACCTGCAGGACCATTAGGGTAGTTAACAGTAACATTACTACCATATTGTACAATACCTTTACCATATCTTTGAGTTACAACTCTGAATAAGTAAGGGTTAGTTGTGTTAGCTGAAGTATATTGGTTAGCTGTAACACCAAAGATGTTCAAACCTGACAAAAATTCTTCAGTATCCATTGTATTACCATTAGGACCAATCAACTGACCAGCACCAGCGTTAGAGAATCCACTCATAACAATGATTACTTTTCTGTAGTTATCTAATGGATAAGCTTGTGGTAATAAATAACCAGCATTAGACCAAGCGTAAGTTACTGTACCAGCAGTTACTGCCGTCCACTGACCTTTTGAATAGTCAAACAAACCAGGAGGATTTAATCCAGCTTCATTACCTTCGTAGAATAAATCATACAAATCTTTGTTGTAGATTGGGTTAAATGAACCATTACCTGAAGTATAACCAGCGTCAGGGTCACCTTGGTAGTTTCCTGGAGAACCTATTGGAGCGTAGTGTGAACCACTATTTCCAAAGTAACCATCTGTTGATGTACCACCAGAATAACCTTGAATTTTAGGTACGAAGTAGAACAATTTACCGATTGGTAAGTTCATTGCTTGTACAGACACGATGTCGTTAGCTAATAATTTAGAGAATACTCTTCTCACGATTGGGAAAACAACTG